CTGACACAATGGCCCTGGCAGTACGGTCCGAGCCAGCCTCGCTCCGCTTCTTTTATTCCCGTGATCCTTAACATGAATTCCGGTAGGGATTCGCCCAAGTTATTTTGAAAAGTGTTCATGGATTTTGTCCTGGGTTGGTCTAAGTAAGGCAAGCCTACCATAGCCTAAGCCAGATTGCACCAACCAAGGGCGACTTGCGTTCAACCCAAGGCCAGCCTACACTAGCGCCATGAAATCGCCGCCAATTTTCAGCGCATCAGAAATCATTGACCGCATCGGTGGCACTGCTGAGACCGCAAGACTGTGTGAAATCAGATCAGCCTCGGTCAGTGAGTGGCGGCGCAAAGGTATCCCTCAAGCGCGGCTGCTGTTTTTGCGCCTGGCTCGACCTGACGTTTTTGAACAATCCGCCTCCCAGGGGCGTTAAGCCTGGGCATTTCCTCCTCCTCCAACCATTGCCGCCCCTCCGGGGGCGGCCTTTTTTTATGCAAGCACAAATAGAGAAATTACTTGAAAGACTCGAGGGCGTGCGTGGCGGCAAGGGTCGCTGGCAGGCCCAATGTCCAGCGCATGATGATAGGTTGCCATCGCTGGCAATCACCGAGACCGATGACAAGGTCTTGATTCATTGTTTCGCGGGCTGCTCACCTGTCGAGGTGATGGACTCGGTCGGTCTCGAGTTAGGCGACCTATTCGCCGGCAGCATAAGCAATGGTCACAGTCACACGGTTAACTGGAAGAACCGAGTGAAACGTGGCCGCTATGCACTCAGCCTGATCGCAGTTTACGCCGGCCAGATAGAAGAACATTGGGATGAACTGGCCGCTGTCTTAGGTTTGGATGAGCGCGACCATGCGCTTTTCTTTGGTGCGTACAGAGACTTGAGGAAACTGCTCGATGGGTAGGCTCGAGCAACAGATAAAAGAACTCGACGAGTATTACCTCGGACTTGAAGAAAGCACAACGGGATTCACCGCACCCTTCCGAATAAAAGATTGGGGAGTCGAACGTTACAAGGGTGAGGCACCGGAGATTCAGTGGCTGATCAAGGACGTACTCCCGCAGGGCACTGCCTGCCTGATGGCATCAATGGGAGGTGTCGGTAAGAGTTATTTGATTTTGGACACCGCTATCGCCATCGCGACCGGGGCCAGCCTGTCAGGCCGCTACGCCCTGGGGGGTGAGGTCATCGACACCGGAGCGGTCGTGGTGGTCTCAGCCGAGGACAGTCATACCGCAATCCATCGTCGGATCGACCAGATCCTGTCCGAGAAGGGCAGGGCAGCGATCCGCGACAACTTCTATATGGTGCCGTTGCCCGATGCCGGCGGCAGCGTCACCTTCATCAAGCAGCACGGGGGCGAATACCTGATGACCGAGCAATGGCTTTGGTTCTGTCAGGAAGTCAAGCGAATCCCAAACCTCAAATTCATTGCTTTGGATCCGCTGCAGGTATTTGTCCAGGCCGACATCACCAGCGACCCTGCTGCCGCACAAGTCTGGTGGTCAGCGGTATCAGCCCTTTGTGCCGAGACCGGCGCTTGCGTCATGGCCGCGCATCACATGAGAAAAGATGGCGGCATGAGCATCGAGACCCTGCTGCAGGCCAGGGAGGCGATCCGTGGCACGACCGGCCTGGTCGACGGTGCCAGGTGGGTGTACGCGCTTTGGATGGCGACACAAGAGGAGCGTGAGGCCGCAGCGCACGCGATTGGAGACCACTTAGGGCCAATGTCCATGATTAAAGGGGGGGTCTGTAAATCCAACGAGTTTGGATCCGACAAGATCACGGTATACATCAGGAGTGAGTCAGGGCTGCTGCGAGACCGCACCGATGAGGTCAGCGACTGCCTCCTCGAGCGCACGGTGCTGACCCCTGAGCAGATCCGTGAGGTCTTTCAGGAAGTGGTCCGCCGCTGGGATGAGCGTGAGCCGTTCAGTCATCACCCGGCAGGTAAGGATCGATACCTCGGTAAATGGATCGCTGAGAGTTTTGATCTCGACTACAAATCAGCAAAGCGATACGTGGATGAGTGGATCAAGAAAAGAAACTTGGTGAAAGAGCCGCACCCGAGGATAAAAAACTCCTTTGGAATTCGTCGCCGGGAGACTCCTGATGGGTGAGTTTGTCAACTGGTCTTACCCCCCCCAAAACCCCACCAAAACCCCACCTTACCCCACCCTGGGGAGGGGGTGGGGTGGGGTTCCTATATATATAGGAACTCCCCCCCCCACTCCACTCCCTCTAGCAGTTACCCCCCCAACTACCCCACCCGCAGATTCACTTGCACGAGGAGTTGAGTAGTGGATTCAAGAACCATTGATGAGTTGGGCAACCGCTATTTTTGTTTGGAGGTTATCGCGGCTGATGAATCCAGGGGTGACGGTGCACGATGGATCTGCCGTTGTGATTGCGGTAAGCGAGTCTCGCGGCGTGCCGCATCGTTAAGGAAGGGATACAACAAGGACTGTGGGTGTCGAATCTCGGGTCACAAGAAACTGATCGATGCAATTGTCGATATAGGCACACCTCCATGTGAAAAAGGATGCGCTTATGTTGATAAATGTGGTGAGGAGGAATTGGCGTGCGAGCCATTTAGGGGCTGGGCTTTTTGGGGCGGCGACCACGAGCCAGACCCGGAAAATTTCAGACCCACTCAGGCTATATACAGGAGGTTGTATCGATGACCAACTCGAGAAACAAGGGCGCAGAAGGCGAGCGTGAGGTTGCCCGGATCTTGCGCAAAGAACTAGGGATTGACGTTCACCGGAACTGGCAAGCGCAGGCCGCTGGTGGTGGTGCCGATATTCTGATCCCAGGCTGGGCAGTAGAGGTCAAAAGGGCTAAAGTGCTCCGTATAGCCCCCTGGTGGACGCAGGCGGCGATTCAGGCAAACAGTAGTGGTCTAAGGCCGGTATTGATCTATCGGCCCGACAGGGGCAACTGGCGCGCTCTCATGGCAATTAATGATTTGAGGCCAGATCTGCGTTGCCCTCACCAGGTAGACATGGCACTCGAGTGCTGGTGCGAGATCTACCGCACAGATTACCAGGTCAGGCACCCAACAGAATGCTGACACTGGAGAGTTTCAAACTGCTGAACCCCAAGATTAACAGGTTCAGTGCTGGCACCGGCGGCACGCCTGATATCACGTTCCAGGAGGTCTCCGATGTGCTGGCGCAGATGTCGCGACCAGCGGCTGCCTTTGCTCGCCTGCGCTATGCACATCAGGAGAGGTATGCCAGGCCAGTGCTGTATTACATCAGGAGCGAGGTGCTGCTTGAGACCGGCGATCCGATGCTCAGTGATTACTGGCAGTACATGACCTGGTTGGCGTTGCATTCGACGATTACAGAGAATGGGTTGACAAATCGCAACAAAGCCAAGGTGGTCCATGTGCGCTGGTGGACTAAGAAAAATGAGCATGACCTACAACTTTGCCTATATATCGTGGACCAATTGGACTTTGCTATTCGATCAGAATTGAAAGCGTGGAATGAGCGGCTATCTGTAGGTGAGATTTATTCGTGATGTAGAATTACAATCTCACGGAGTTTATGCAAGGTCGCCAATCGGCGGCCTTTTTTGTTGGTGTCCTCCGAGCGAAACCCCACAAACATCATTGGTCGCAATCGAGTCATGGCAACAGCAAAAAAGAATTCTGATCCAACCTACAACGAAACTCGGTCTGATGGTCAGTCGCGTTTCAAAAAGGGTAATCCCGGTAAACCCAAGGGAACTAAGAACAAGTTATCGTTTCAGGCTGCGGAGCGTATGGAGGAATTGGGCCTTGATCCGCTCCAGGGTTATGTTGACTTGTTGCGCAAGGCTCGCGAATCGGGCAACCAGGCAGTGGAGGAGCGATGCCTGTCGAGGTTGATGCAATTCCGTTGGGCTGGCCTGCATCATTCAATGGTCACCAACGTCGACGAAAAAGATCTCGAGGTCAGCGTCACGAAATTTGAGGTGCCAGAAGGGTGGGGAAAAGGGGGCATCGAAAGCGACCGAAGTTCGAGTTTCAATGATACGAATGAGAACGATTCGCAGACAGACGCAGGCACGCAGGCGCACGATGTAAAGATCAAGCGTTTTCCAAGTTCGGTTCCTGATTGAGGCATCAAGACCGCAACAGAATCAAGCACTTACGCTCCATTCCCCCCAATCGTTACCCCCAACCGGCCGAGGATGATCGGTTCGACCAGGAGGGGGGGGGCCGATCGCGCGCCACAAAAAAAGACCCCCCACCCCGAAAAAAAGCGGGGGGAGGGTAGTACGTTAGTACCTACTGAAAAATTTATTGAAATATCCGAGTTGTCACATTCACGAACTGAACTGAAACAATTTTCAGGGTTTCCGAAAACGGAAATTAATTAAACAAAAGGGCAAACAAAATGGCATTAACAGCGTTGCAAAAAAAGAAGATTCGCGAAAAAGTTACCGCGAATATTCGCAATCGAGGGTACACAAAAGCGCGACGATCCTATCGCACCGGCAAGGGCATAGGCAGTGTGGGTTGGAAGCCCGGCACCCCGGCTGACCTCGACAAGTTGTTGGCCGAGGGAAAGATCACTCAAGAGGTTTACGCTCGGCGCAAATCTACTCGAGCGTTTGCAAAATCGCACCACGACAAAATGAGAACCAAGGGCGTTGCGAAAAAGGTTTATGCGGCAGCCGCAAAAGAAGGCAAGCAACAAGAGCACAAAGTCACCAAAACGGCTGGGAAACACTCAAATCTGACGCTTGATCCTCGCCTGAAACGCACGGATTTCAAAAACACAAATCAAGTGAATCGGTGGCAGCACGCAAAGCAGGTGCAACTGAAGAACCTGATGAGGGCAGGCAAGATGACCAAATCTCAGCATGATTCCCTCCGGGCAAAGGCAGCAAAACGCGCAAAGCATTTGATCAACAAAATGGGCTGATGCTTTTTGCAGATTCAGATCCCGCACAATTTCACTCCGCGCGTATACCAGATACCGATATTCGCAGCACTTGATAACGACTACCGGCGTGCGTGCCTGGTGTGGCATCGGCGTGCAGGTAAGGATCTGACGCTTTGGAATTTGACGATCAAAAAAGCCCTGGAGCGTAAAGGCACATACTTCTACACACTACCGACCTATAACCAGGCGAAGAAAGTTATCTGGTCGGGTATGAGCAATGAGGGTGTGCGGTTCCTGGAACACCTGCCAAAGCCTATTGTTCGCAATCTCAACAACACCGAGATGCGCATTACCTTGGCGAACGGCAGCATCATCCAACTGGTCGGCACCGACAACATCGATAGTATCGTCGGCACTAACCCTGTCGGTGTCGTGTTCTCAGAATACAGTCTACAGAACCCAAAGGCCTGGGAACTGATCCGACCAATCCTCGCCCTTAATGAGGGGTGGGCAGTTTTCAACTACACCCCTCGAGGGCGCAATCACGGCTGGCGACTATTCACAATGGCCGAGAAGAACCCCGATTGGTACGTCCAAAAACTCAGTGTCACTGACACTGGTCTATTGGATGATGTAGCGATTCAGCGTGAACGCGATGAGGGTATGCCCGAGGAGTTAATCCAGAGCGAATACTTCTGTTCGTGGGATGCAGCACTGCCTGGCGCTTACTACCGTGATCAGTTGGATAAGGCGCGAGCCATGAACCGCATTACGGTGGTTCCACACCGCAGCGGGTTCCCGGTCTACACCGGCTGGGATATTGGTATCGGTGACTCCACTGCGATCTGGTTCTTGCAAGTGGTCGACCAACAGATCCATGTGATCGACTACGAACAGCACGCAGGCGAAGCCCTGCCGTACTACGTTAACCTTATTAAAGACAAGGACTACACCTACGGTGAGCATTTCGCACCGCACGACATCGCAGCCAGAGACTTCACCAGCGGCAAAACCCGCATCGAGATGGCACGCGACTTAGGTCTGTTTTTCACGGTGGTGCGAAAGGCACCAGTGGATGACGGCATCAACTGCGTGCGATCCATGTTCAACCGCTTTTTGTTTGACGAAGATAATTGCGGCCACGGCATCGATTGCCTGGCGGCGTACCGAAAAGATTTTGATGAAAAGAACCAATCCTGGAAGGCAAAGCCTGTTCACGATTGGTCATCCCATGCCGCTGACGCAATGCGCACCTTCTGTATGGGCTGGGATGAGATGGGGCATATCCAACAACACCGACCGACTCGGGTCATAAGAGCGATAGCATAAATGGCGAACTACGAAGCATACGCAAAAGGGTACGGTGATCTGCTGGCCGACTTTAAAAAGAATTGGCAAGGCAAGATCAGTCTGAGTCAGTACGGTCAGATGCACTACCAGAACTACGGTCAAAAAGAAGGTCGCAACATTCCCGGTGGCTCGAGCGGTGGCAGTGGACCAAAGAAGTTTGAAGTCGATGGTGTCAGTTACCCCAAGGGAACTTCAAGCAAAATTCTTGGTAGTAACCCAAATGAAGGTTACAAGGCCAAGGCAACCCTAGAGAGTGGTAGCCACACAGCGCAAGAAAATGTGCCAGGTGGTGCTGTTGGCGGCGTACAGATGCGGATGAATAAGCGCGGCCAGCGAACCTTCTTGCACGCCAGCGGTGCTACCTATGTTGAGCGTGACCCCGGCAGCGGTGTGTTCACAAACAATACTCTCGAAGGCGGCACGATGAAGATCTCCGAATGGACGCATCGTGAGCAACCCGCACCCAAAGAATCTGCACCGGCACCGACAACATCCTCGGGGGTAAGGATCGCAGCACCAGTAAATACTGCGTCAAAGGTTGGCGGCACAACATCAAGTGCCCCTGTGAATACGCAGATCAGTGCAACGCAGACGGCACTGATGTCAGCGATCAATGCAATCAATGCGATGGCAACCGGCTATGCCGCGAAACCGGCGGCAACGCAAACACAAATGTGGCCTGGCGCACCGTCCTGGGTGAAATCATTTGACGATTACACCAGGTGGAAACGTCAGCAATCGGCTGCGACCGGATTTTTGTCGACGGTGAAAACGTCATCGACCGGCCTGACCCCGGAAGAACTTATTAAGAACGTATTAGTCACTAAACTCACCGGCTGATGGGTAAGACACCAGACCCGCAGGCGATCATTCGCCGCTGCAAAGAACTCAAGAATAAGCGCGAGAATTGGGATGCCGTGTGGGATGAGGTCGCGCATTTTGTGCTGCCGACCAAAGCCGACTTTGTCTCCAAGCGCGAAGGTGGTGCCAAGCGTGACCAGGAGTTATATGACTCCACTGCAATTACCTCTAACCAGACCCTGGCCTCGGGGTTACATGGTGCGTTAACGGCACCCAGCGGCCGCTGGTTCCATATCCGCTTTCGTGAGGAAGGTCTGAACAACGATGATGCTGCAATTGAGTGGCTCGAGGATTCGGTCGACCGAATCTACAAGGCGATTGAGGAGTCGAACTTTAATTCTGAGGTTAACGAACTCTACCTGGACCTTTGCTGTTTCGGCACTGCAGCGATGTTGGTCGAGACCGATAAGACTGACAACCAGGACAGCCTCAACTTCCGAACCGTGCATCTTTCCGAGATTGCGGTTGCGGAGAACGTCGACGGAAATGTCGACACCATCTATCGTTCACTGAAGTTCACAGCACGCCAGGCCAAGCAGTTATTCCCAACAGAAGATCTAGGCGAGTCGATAGAACGTGCCCTGGAGGACAAGCCAGATAAAGAGTTTGAATTTATCCATGCGGTCTATCCACGACCTGATGTGGGGGCAACCGAGTTGGCACTCGGCAAGGATCGCCCCTGGGCCTCATGTTGGGTGCAGGTCAAAGACAAGAAACTGATACGCGAGGACGGTTACTACGAGTGCCCCTGGATGGTGCCGAGGTGGTCAAAACTCTCGGGTGATGTTTACGGGTTCAGCCCTGCGATGATGGCACGCGCTGATATTCGCACCCTTAACGCAGCAAAACTGTTCGAGTTGCGTGCCTGGGAAAAGACGATCGACCCACCGACATTGGCATCTTATAACGGCATCATCGGTGACCTGAGATTAGATCCAGGCGGCCTTACCTATGTGCGCGACATCAACGGCATCAAGCCATTGCAAAACGGCACGCAGTGGCAGGTAAGCCAAATCAAGTCCAGCGAACTGATCACCAACATTCGTAGAGCGTTCTTTAACGATCAATTGCAACTGCATGAAGGTCCGAACATGACGGCAACAGAAGTGCGTGCCCGAATGGAACTGATGCAGCAGATCCTGGGGCCGGTTGTGGGTCGCCTGCAAAGCGAGTTTCTGAATCCGCTGATCCAGCGTGTCTTTATGGTGATGTTCCGGGCCGGCCAGTTTGATGAGCCTCCGCAGTCGTTGATGGGGGGCGGCAGCAAACTCGATGTCGAGTATGTCTCACCCCTGGCACGCGCTCAAAAGATGGAAGAAGTGTTTGCCGTGGAACGTTGGTTTGAGCAGTTGGGCGGCATGGCGCAGGTCGATCCAACGGTCCTTGATGTTGTCGACTTCTCCAAGATCGGGCGGATGCTTGCCAAGCGGTTGGGTGTTCCCGGTGAGGTGATGAAATCCGAAGATCAAATGATGCAACTTCAAATGCAGCGGCAGCAGGCAGAGCAGGCACAAGCGCAGATGATGCAGCAGCAGGCCGCACTCGAGCAGGCAGGCCAGGCAGCGCAGGTCGCTGGTTCAATCGATGAGGTAGGTCAGGACAGTGTTGCTGGTGTGGTCGCTGGGCTGCAGCCTCAATGATTACACCTGATGACTTTCAAAAAAAATGGCTCAAGGTCATGGACTCGCCTGACGGTGAGGTCATCCTAGCAGGCCTACTAGAGATGTATGTAATGAGAACATCTCACACTCCAGGAGACCCATATCAAACGGCTTTTCACGAAGGCGAAAGAAATGTGGTCAATTTTCTATTAAATCTGGTCCGACTAAAGGGTAACTAGACATGGCTGAAACTGAAACCACTGAATCTGTT